ATGGAAGTAGAAGTTAAACGTGATGATAAAAATAAAATCAAAATGCCCTGGGACAAGAAAAAGGAGACAATACACTAATGGATACAAATAAATGGACATCTGTTGCTATTAAAAAACCTAAACACACAATATTAAAAGAAATTTGTGAAGGTAAGTATAGAGCACCAGGTGCAATGGTAGAAAAACTAATTGATGATTACTGTGATTATCAAGCAAAAAAGAAAAACATAACAACTGATCAATTTGTAAAGGAGTTGCTGAATGGCAAACATAGAGATTAAGGAAAGAAAAGGAGATAGTTTAGAATATGGTATATTTGAAACTTGTTTATCATTTATTAAAGAACCTGTTGGTGCGACTATGGAAGTGGGTGTGCGGGACGGATTCGGATCCAAAGTCATTATCGATGCCTGGAGAAAGTTACACGGAACTAAACCATTGGTTCATTTGGGTTTGGACCCTTATGGTAATATTGAGTATAATGGTGCTGATAATCTTAGGAACGTAAAGTACGATTATACAAATGAAATGAGACAAGACATGTTAATTTATATGTCTAAATTTTATCCAGAGTTTAATTTAATTAATTTAGATGACAAAGAATTTTTTTCTAAATTTGTAAATGGTTATCCAATTTATAGAGAAGAAAAAATTTTAATTCATAAATATGATTTAGTACATTTAGATGGACCACACGATACGGACTCTGTTTTAAATGAGATTAAATGGTTTTTACCAAGAGCAGCTAAACAATGTTGCATTGTTATTGACGATCAAAAAGCCTTTGATATTCAAAAAATCATTGATTTTACTAGCAATTTTACATGTTTGGATAACAAAGATTACTGTAAATTTAAGCTACAATACTTAGGAGAACGTAAGGCTGTGTTCATGAACTTTGAGGTTGACAAAGAACAATCAAAAACATAAACATAGTAATGGAAATAAAATACGACACTTGCCAGAACTGTAAAGGGAATGGTTACATTAGAATCATTCCTTACAGTGAAACACAAACGTGTAAAGAATGTGGTGGTGCTGGATATTTTAAACCAATTTCCAATAATAACGAATCACGGCTCAAGGACAATCATCCAATACTGAATAAGGTGGGTGATGGCGAGCAAAGTTAATCCTAAACAAGCTTTCATAGACACCTTAACAGTCTTAGCTACTAAGCTAAGCAAACGAGAATATGATAACGTTACTGGTATCATGTACTCGCTACACTGCGGTGTATCCATGGGATTTGAAACAGCTGATCCTATGCTTTTACCAACATTTGAAGAAATTTGGAATCTTACGAAAGATAAGAGACTGAAACAACAAGCAAATGTCAAGGTTTTTAAGGTATATGAAAACAATAAAATTCAACCAAAAAAGTAACCCTACAAGATGGAACTCTTGCATCTCAATATGTTATAGTAAGTCTATGGACGACTTAGACCTATTTATTGAGGACTCTCTAGCAAACGGTAAGACAAGATTAGACCCTGAAGCCCAGGTGGGATTCATGGATAAAATTCTCTTATCACACGACCTGTGTTCAGCACAGAGAAATGAAGAGGAGACAAGATACTATTATGAGTTACTCAGTAAATTTGTTAAAACTTATGGGCACTAAAGTTGCTACTCAAATCCTTTTTTCAGAAAATCAACCATCCGAGATAAAGATGTGGCAAGCTGTTGTAATGACAGCATTTGAAGATGTCACTAATAATTTATCTGACAAGAAATCAAGCATTGCAAAGTGGGATGCTTTTAAATGGTTTCACGATCGTGATGAGTTTGATACTGTATGCTATTTAGCTGATTTCGATGCTGACTATGTTTATGAACGATACCTATTGGCTGTTGATAATGAAGTTATTAAATTTTCTCAAAAACAAATAGCCTGGGCTCGATATTCTGAGGTAATCAATCAATATAATATTGAAACCGATAAGAAAAAACGTAGTCAATTAAAGAAACAGTTAGAAATAGAAAGGCAAAGGGTAATGAATGCGTCCACTATGTCACAAATGCAATAAAAAACCTGCAGACATTATAGAAAACAATCAATTTTGGTGTGCTGTTTGTAAATTGCATGAAATGCGAGTTTATGGCAAAATACCACCTGAATTGACAAAAGACACACAGAAGAATAGAATTAAATTGTTGAAGTGATTTTTATATTTTTTTGAGCACTTCAACTCCTTTCTTTTTGTTTAAGTTAGTCCCCTGTTTTTAAGATTGCAGGGGACACTTAACTATTTTTTTCTTGACATAATCTGTATAATCTATATTGGGGCTAACAGGGCTTTTTCTTATAAACGAAAAGCTCCCTTTGGATAAGTTAGGTCCTAGGACAGCGAGAGGTGTCTTGGGACAAGGCTGGGACAGACCCCCTGTCCCAGCTTTTTTATTAAAAACTCAATAAAATTGCACCTTAGATCGTAAAAATTTTCTCTAGGACGCTAGGACATATAAATTACCAAATATTACACGTGAAAAAGAAAACCAGTCTGTCTTTGCGTCCCAGAGGCCAAAATTGAGCTAAAACCGTTGGTACTGTTGAATAATCCTGGGACAAGGATGCTGTCCCAGACCCGTCCCAGGCCGTCCTAGAGAATATAAATAAGGTTTTATAATGGTAAGTGCCTAGGGGCTATATAATATATAATAATAATAATCTCTAATTTATATCTAATAATAAAAAAAATAATAACGGACAAGGGACAACGGTTCAGGGAACCAGTCCACGAGTGTTTATTTAGGCAAGGTTTTAGGGTATAGTACAACCATGGGTAAACTTCCAAATACATTAAAGGCCACTTCACAGCTGACTCCAAAGCAACGTAAGTTTGTTGATTTGTATGTAGAGAACTATGGCAAGCCAGGTTTTAGTAAAGCTCAGTGTGTAAGAGATGCAGGTTATAATCCTAAAAGAGATAATGGTGCAGCCGAAATTGGTAGTCGATTACTTAATCCGAATTTGAATCCACATGTAGTTAGATATTTCGAAAAACGAATGAATCGAGAACTAGCTTTTTATGAAAAGAATAAACTTAGATCCTACAAACAATATGACCGTATGAGAGAAGGTGCTATTGATAAATCACAATACAATGCAGCAATTAATGCTGAAACAAAGATAGGGCAGATGGCAGGATTTTTTGTAAATAGAACTGAAGTACAACACAGTAGTTTGGAGGGTATGAGTCGTGAGCAACTCGAAAAGAGGCTTAGCGAGCTTGAACGTAAAATCGGTGACCACAAAGAAATCATCGATGTCACGCCAGAGTCGGAAGTCATTGATTCAGGAAGCACTGAAGATAGCACAGACTGATTTCTTCAAAGCTTTTCATATGGTGCATAACTCACACATGACTACAAGTGTGGGGATAGTAGGTATTAAAGTTAACGAGAGGAAAAAAGATGCGAAAGAAGAATAACAAGCACTTTAAGCAGATTAAACCTATTGAAGTAGAAACAACAGGTTTGCCTGATAAAGTTAGAGTTGGTTATAAGGATATTAAAATTAAATATGTAAGACCAGATTTTAAAAAATGGCAGATGACAGATTGTTTTGGAGAATATGATTATAGACAAAACTTAATACATATTCAACACGACCTTTGTGGACAGGAAAGAGTCAATACAATATTTCATGAAATCATGCATGCTGCTGTTCAAGTTAGTGGTTTGAATCAAGAGAAGTGTGCTCTTGAAAAAGATGAGCATGAGGAATCTGTTGTAAATGTATTATCAAATATGATGATGGCAGTCTTCAGAGATAACCCTTGGCTCATAAAAATGATAGAAAAAGATATAGAAAACACAGATTAAAAGCATAACCTTGCCCTATTGGTTTTATGTCTAAAACAAACGAATACAAGTTATATCAACTACTAAAAAACAATTTAAAAAATACACATTTTACAAGGATAGAATCACACACTGAACTAGGTATTCCTGACGTAAATGCTTGTCATAATGGACAAGAAGTATGGTTAGAACTCAAGGCTAATACACGCAAGGATTTGGGGTTAAGCAAGTACCAAATCGTGTGGATGAAGAAACGAATTAAGCATGGTGGTAATGTTTGGATTGCGAACCGACCCCTCTTGGACAAGACCCTTAGATTCTACGACCCGAGTACCATTGACCCTGGTTCGCTGACCTCGGTTCTGGAACAACCTACCCTCGTCCTCGGACAACGGTCGATTGATTGGGACCTGGTGATGGAGATCCTGTTTCCGCGGGCCCAGCAGCGTAGCTCACCAACCCTCGCCCTCGGGAAATAACAAAACTTCAAATAGTTGGTGGGTTGATAGAAGTTACCAGGATCCCAGAGCAGCTCAGGACAAACCTCGTACCTCGTTCAAAACCTCAACTTTGAAGCTGTGGGTTGGACATTAGGAGCTGGCCAGGATCGCAACCAGTTCCACCACCCACATTTTTTTATTGACATTTGTTCTTGGTTAGGTAATCTCGGTGCATATGTTGTCGAATAACTCCGACTTAAACATTAGAGAAAGGAGCCCTGACTCGTCATCAGGAAGCTCCTTCCTCGTACCTCGTTTCACGCCTATCTTTGGATTTACATGACTAGATAGTTGAGCTGACCCAGCAGCCAGAGCCAGTCACCCACCTCTACTTCCCTGCCTTTCTAAAAATTTTTTCTTGACAACAAAAGCTACAGGTCTTATATAGATAAGATAACTTAACAAAGGAGAAAATATGAATTCAATTCTAGTCGAACTAACTTTTTGCACGGCGGTCATTGGTGTGTTGATGCTTGTGGGGGTGCTGTCATGGTAAATGAAGAAAGAGAGAACGTTGTTTACACATGCCCGAAGCATGGTAAAGAAACATACTTTAGCATCAAGAAGTTAGAGAGAATGCCGAAGATGCGTGATTACGTGTACGTATGGTTTAAGCACAAGAAACAATCGGAAAAGATGTGGGTGCGAATCACTCAAGGAAGCCGTGTCAAAGGACAAGGTACATTAGACAATCAACCACAAGTACTAAAGTTCTACAAGCATGGTGACATAATCAAGTTCCAAACAGATGTGGAGGGCATAACATGGGGACGATAAAAGAATGGCTAAAAGATGGTGAACAGCAGGAGCTGTTCACCATACAAGACATCGCTGACCACGGCTGTCAAGGCGGAGTGTCGGGATTGATATACTATCGGGAAACTGAGAAGTTCCACGATGATCATGAGCAGGAGATTTGGGATCTGGTGCAGCAGCTCGCAGAAGACTCTGGTCAGAGTATTATGAAATACATTGGTAACATTTCTAAAGCTGGTTCCCTGAGCCAGTTGCTCAATGACCTAGTTTGGTTGGCCGTTGAGGTCAGAGCACGAGACATCCTCGATGAACGAGAAGCCGCCTGATGGTCCTCGCTATAATATTACTGCTGCTGGTATCGCCACGGTCCCTGTTGACTGTACTGGCGATCGCAGCGATGATCCTGATGAAGCTCTTCTAAGCCTCGCCTCGCTCGCACTGCACATGATTCCTGGATGATGGGTGGGTTGACTGTACTGGCCAGATCCGCCAGAGGAGTTCACGGAACCTCGACCTCGTAGAAGAACACAACTTTTGCCAAGAATATGTGGGTTAGATTTCCTGCTGGGCCCGATCGCAAATTCCACCCACTTGTCAGGTCGGAAAATTTTTACGCTTGACATCTTATCGAGCTATGACTATATATGTAGAAGTAATTACTAACTTAAACTTAACAAAGGAGAAAACATGGGCTTTGATTTATATAGTCTAGGAAAACACAAATCAGAAAAAGGCGAATACTTTAGAAACAATGTTTGGCATTGGCGAAGGTTAGCCGACTTTATCTGCACACAAACAAAAGTTATAGATGAAAAAGATAAAGACGATTGGCAAATGAATAATGGACACGAAGTGTCAGAAGAAACTGCAAAGCAAATTGCACAACAGTTAAAAGCCCTTATCAAAGATGGCACAGTTTCCAAAGCTATCAAAGAAGTAGAGGAAGAAGAAAAGAAAGCCGAAACCAACAATGCACAAGTTCAGAAGTTGCATCAGATGTTGCGTGATAAGGTAGAGAAAGAAACGGGAAAAGAAAATCTTGCACCGATAGACTATCCAAAAGCTGACCATGATACGTGGGAATGGATACAAAAACGATATGACTATGGTAGTTCATATCCTTTTACAATGGAAAACGTAGAAGAATTTATTCAGTTCTGCGAAGATAGTAATGGGTTTAAAATCTGTTAATGGATTATGTTTTGTATTTTATTATCGCTGTCGGTGTTGCGTGTTTAATTCATTTCATTGATAGTTATTAACGCCTCGCCTCGCTCGGCGAGGCGAAGTCTGTATTAATCTCATAGATTACTAAACGGCGTACCAGTGAAGAACTCGGTTGGACTTCGTGGAACTTAAAAAATGCCATGAGGTGTAGGTCGCGTTGTCCTCGTTTCGTGCGTGTGCGTGGCTCTATGGAAGACTTTTTTAGAACTCAAAGGGGGTAAATTATGATTTTGTTCTATTTTGAATTTTTAGAACTTATAAAAAAATTATTTAAAAAGATAAAATAGTTGTTGTAATTTGTTTTTTAATTTTGTAATTTAAAATCCTAACTTAACAAAAGGAGAAAACAAATGACTGTTAATATAACAAACGTCAAAAACTTTTCAGTTTATAAAGAGTTAGAATTAGAAAAAGCTGAAAAGATAAAATATGCTTATGCGTCAATTAAAATGACAAGAAAGCAATCAAATAAAATAATTGAACTTTTACAACAAGAGGTCAGTTTATTATTTGATAAAAAACCAAAAACTAATGTTTTATTCATTAAGGATAAAAACAAAAATGTAGTTGGCTCAATTCAAAAGATTGCAAGAAAGTCTAAAAGATTTGACACAACTGCATTTAAAGAAAAGTTTCCAAAACTTTATAATGAGTTTTTGGTTGATAGTGAAAGTTGTGAATTCAAACCATTACTTGATGAGGTATTGAATGAGCAACGATAATCATAACTTTTTAGCAAAAGTAATTAATACTAATCTTGAAAAAAAGTTTTCAAGTGATGAAATTTCTAAAAGATTAGATAGCAAAGTTATAAGACAATTAGATTATGAACTTTGTTATAAAACTTTAGAGAGTGTAGTTGAGGAAACTATTTTGGAATATCAAGGTACTGAATGCGTTGAGTTTATGAAACAAAAGTATTTTGATAAATTCAAAAACTTACTTGAAAAGATGAATGGTATTAATTCTAATGGCTAGAATTTTTAACCTTAAACCCGATTATATCCCCGAGCAATTCGGGGGTATATACTTTTTAATCTCTCGTAAAAATGGTGTCATTAAATATATCGGAATGTCTAAATTTGATGTCCACCAAAGATTAAGAAATTACGATTTAGAAAGAATGAATTGTGATGTCAAAATCTTACGAGTTAAAGACGTTGATAAAATACGTTGGTATGAAAGACGTTGGATACAAAAGTATCGTCCAAGTTGGAACGTTCGTATCTATTCAAAACGTACCAATTACCTACACAATCCATATCTTTAACTGGTAGCTGCGTTTAGGCGATCTCTTTCCAGCGATCGCCTTCACCTGCTTTTCTATACAATATCTAGTAGATAGATTTACCAAAAACCACAGCATAGGGTATTCGCACCCCCCCCACCACGCATCAGGGCGTTGATGGTACCGACAATTTAGACTTTAGACAAGTTGAATACACGCAGAGAAGTGATATATTCTACGTTATGAACACGGAATTGCTTACTACTAGTCAATTACGAGATAAGTTAGAAACTACTTGGTTACAACATATTAAACTTTGCCAAGATAATTTTTTATATTTTGTTGCAAATGTGTGGCCTGATTTCATATATCGTAAGACAAAAGACAAAGATAGGTATGGTCATCATCAAATCATTGCAAATGAACTAGTTAAGATATCAAATTCCAAAAGAGGCAGGCTAATCATTAACATGCCCCCCCGACACACAAAATCAGAATTTGCTTCCTTTTTGTTTCCTGCATGGTTTATCGGAAAATTTCCAAAAAAGAAGATTATGCAAGTATCCCACAACGCAGAGCTGGCTCAGAGATTTGGTTCCAAGGTAAGGAATCTTATGGATTC